CTTTACCACCAGGTCCGATATCAGTTACCTTAACTTTGATCTTTGATGGATCTTTAAGTTTAACTTTGACCTTTTTCTTTGCTTCTTCTATGAATTGTCTGTAAGTTGTCATTGTTAGTAACCTGATTGTGTTGTTGCTCCACCGTATTGGTTAGATGTGGATGTATTGTCTGTTGCACCTGCTGTAGAAGTGGTTGTTAATACTGTGGTACTACCATCTGCTAATAGATCACCCGCACTAATAGTTGGATCTGAGGTATCAAATGTCCTAGATGAGTAATCCGCTTCAGAAGCAAAATCAATAGAACTGGTTTGACCGATATTTGTGCTATAAGTCGGTTTAACTGTTTGAAACTGCTCTTGAGTAGTATTCAAGGATTTCTTAGTTTGGTTTTCACTGTCAATTTCGCTATTTGGAAGATATTGACATAAGTCTCTAAATTCTTCAATAAAGCTTCCAACGTATTGTTTCCTTAAAAGGTAAATATTGCGTTTTTGGTCATTTTTATCACTTTCAAATTCATAGACAGATATTGGTCTAACTAGATCATCTTTAGGAATTGCAGTTCCGTCAGGTTTGGTATATGACCAATTTTCAGGCACTGTGCGTCCTTCTTTAACTATAATACGACCTTTGATATCTTTTATCTCTTGGGTAACCCAGTGATGGACAGAATCAGCATCTTCTTCATATACATTATCTATATAACGTTCTAACTCGTCTTCAGACATGGGCCACTCATCATACACATTAATGATATTATTGCATAGTAGCACTACCCAATCGAAACCCATATTTCCATATATGTCACCAGCAACTTGATCTGGTCTTTGGTTGTTTTTAATAGTATATTGAGAAAAACCAATAACAACGTCTTCTAACTCATCACGTATTTTAATCCGTCTAAAGATATTTTTAGCTAGTTTATATGGATCAACATTATTTTGTCGATAACTGGATGTCCTTACAAAGACATCGGGTAGGGAAGAAAAGTATGCCATTATGCTATATCGTTAGTGCGGTCAGAGAAGAAGTCACCCCATCCAATACCACCAAGTCTACCACTTACCCAAGCTTCTAATTCTGATTCTGTAGGTTGTCCTCCAGGACCAGTCCCAACAATACCATCTCCTTCTCCAGGTTCGTAGGTGTCTTTCGTAAGGTATGCAGTTTCTTTCATTTGTAAGTTAATGTTGTATACTAATGGTCCCATGTCTTGATAGTCATCATTTACGCATGATTTTAATGATGTCCTATCATCCATTGATACTTGGAATTTTTCCATTACAAGGTTAGTTGGGAATCTAACTATAGAACTTAAAAGTCCACCACTACCATTATCAGGATTACTGATTGATTCATTTCCACCACCTTTATCAGTATATCTAACTATTTTCAATCTGAAGTATTCAGGTAATACTAACCAATTCTTACCATCCTTTTTAGGTAGCGTTGCTTGTCTGAATTGTCTAATAATTTTCATTATAGTGACTACATCAGCACTACTTTTTGGTATTAATTGGAAAGTAAAATTATGTACTCTAAATCCAGTTGGACCTTCATATACTGCTTCAGCATATGGGTTAAATATCTTTCCTTGAGTTAGTGATGATAATGTATTTCTATTGAGGTTTGGGTTTACTCCTGTAGCTCCCAATGCTGTATTAATTAATGAAGCTCCTGCTTTATACCCAATTCCAGGCAATGCTGCTTTTGAGTATCTCTCAATTTCCTTACTAAAATCTTCCTTAGTTATATCATCACTACCTATCATTTTAGAAGCAGCATCTAATGCTGCACCACCTTCTGGACCTAATTCTGCTTTACCCCACTTCTGCCCATATTCTTCAGTTAGTTTCTTGGGTAAATATAAGTATACTGATTCTCCAAATTGTTTATTATCTTTATGATGGAACATATCAAACTTAAGATAGTCAATCACTTTTGTAGGAAATGCAGATTCACTACGAATTGCATCTTTACTACTAGTGGAGTTGACTCCTATTGGTTTAGCTTGAGGAAATACTAAGGTCATGGCATATAGCGGAAAATACCGACCATCAAACAAACATAAGTATAAAGGTGATCATACCAATATTATTTATAGGAGTTTGTGGGAAAAGAAATTTATGCATTGGTGTGATCGTAATGTAAACGTATTGGAGTGGGGAAGTGAAACGATTATTATACCTTATAAGTCTCCCTTGGATAATAGGACTCACCGTTATTATCCTGATTTCTATGTCAGAGCAAGAACCAAGGATGGAAGAATCGCCAAATCGATCATCGAAATTAAACCAGATGCACAGACTAAACCCCCTAAACGCAAATCGCAGAAAGCTAGGACTTTTCTAACAGAAGTTAAGACTTGGAATGTAAATAGTGCTAAGTGGAGGGCAGCAAGACAATTTTGTGCTCATAAGGGCATGTCATTTATTATATTGACCGAGAAACATTTAAACGTATGAGTATCTTTACAGACGTAAAAGACCTCGCATCAGGAGTAAAGCAGTCTAAACAATGGTATAGAGAGCAACTTCAGTATGGACTGGAGGAATATGCTGGTGCTTTTACCGTAGGTGATATAATCTTCTTTAACTATTCAGCACAGACACCAGACTTAAAGTGGTGGGATACCTTTCCTATGGTACTAATCACAGATGTAGACTATCAGAAACTGCAATTCTCTGGCGGGAATATGCATTATCTACGTCCAAACTCTCGTAAGAGTATGGCATCTACATGGTCTTCTGGTAGTATTTCATATCCTATGCGTTGCCATCATAAATACTTTATGTCTAGTGTCACTAGTGCTTATAATGTACCTCAAGAAGAGTTGCGAGATATGACACCACTTCCAGTTGAACAGTTTGTTATAAGACCGAAAGGTTTAGGTAGGGTAATGGAAGTCCCTAGTAGTATAATTTGGAGTAGACTCAAATGAGTGCTAATAGTTTTGATACCTTTAAGGAGCTGATAGTATCAGGTAAGAGAGAACCTGCTCGTTCTAACCTGTACGGTGTTAAGATATACTTACCACCATGTCTATATCAGAATATGCCTGAATTGAGGTCATCTAGGGATGTGCAGATAGCAAATAATTATCTTGCTGACACTGTAACAGTACCTGGTAAGACTCTTACTGAAGCAACACATGATAATAGTTTTGGACAATCATTTAGATTAGCATCAGGTCAGCAGAGTAATAATGAATTGTCTGTAGAATTTGTCATGGACAAGAATTTGTTTCATCGTCAATTCTTTGAGAGATGGATGAATTATGCAGCACCAGACTCAGAACGGAGAGTTTCATTTTATGATGAGTATACTACTAATATAATGATAACTAAGTGGGAATTGGGATCCCCTGTTAATTGGACTGCTATAAGTGATCAAGGTAGGGAGTATAGTCAAAGACTTAATAGTGTTACAGGAGTTTGGCAGTATTTCGCTTCATGGCCTAAGGATATGGCACAACTCACCTTTAATAATGGTCCTACAAATTTAGTTAAGTTTGCTGTTAAATTTAATTACGAGAGATATAGATTCGATACAATTGGTGCTGACGAACTAGGAATAAACACCCCAGATAGATATATTAACTCCTTCTCTGAGGGATTATCTTCGGTAGGACTTAGTGGTCAACCACAAGCAGCTCAATTTGGTGTCTAAATAGAAATATAATAATGCAATCGTTATGCCGTTACCTAAGTTAGCCATACCTGAGTATGAAGCGACCTTGCCTGTTACAGGTACTAAAATATCATATAGACCATTTCTAGTTAAGGAAGAGAAATTACTCTATCTTGCTATGGAGTCGCAAGACAATAAGCAGATGGTCAAAGCAGTGAAGACTATTATTAAAAACTGCACCAATTTAAAGTCTAAGGTTGAAGATCTCGCTACTTTCGAGATTGAATATATTTTCCTTAAGATCAGATCTGTTGCTGTTGGTGAGACAAGTGAATTTAAAGTCACATGTCCAGATGATGAGAAGACCCAAGTTACTGTTAATATTCCTCTTGCAGATGTAGGAGTTGAAATACCAGAAGACCACAATGCTAAAATTCTATTAGATAGCAATGTTGGTGTGGTTATGAAGTATCCTTCATTGGATGTCTTTATTCAACAGAATCTTACTGATAACCCTAATATTGATGACATCTTTGAGTTAGCTGCTAGTTGTATTGGGCAGGTATATGACAAAGAAGAGGTTTATGATTCTTTCAGTAAGAAGGAAGCACTTGAATTTCTTGAGAATTTGAATTCTGAGCAGTTCCAGAAGGTGCAAGGTTTCTTTGAGACAATGCCTAAATTGTCTTATACGATAGAAGTCTTCAATCCTGAGACTAAAGTTAAGAGTGAAATGGTACTGGAAGGACTAGCAAGTTTTTTCGAGTAGCGTTAATGCATGACAGTCTTGAGAATTACTACAAGACTAACTTTGCGTTAATGCAACACCACAAATACTCTCTAACTGAGTTAGAAAATATGATACCGTGGGAACGTGATGTTTATGTGAATCTTCTTATTGCTCATATTCAAGAGGAAGAAAGGAGACAAAAACAAGAACAATCTGGTATGTCTTTATGACAATTAGAAGTTACGTTAAAATTAAACCATTAAAAGATGATGGTGCTTTTTCTGCAAATTTCAATGAAATCAGGAAGGGTATCAATCGTACTGGAGAAGTAGTAGAAAATATTGGTAGTAATTTAGTTGAGACACATAAACTAATAAGGTTTGAGAAAGAATGGTTAAGGGATGATCAGAAGAGAGAGGTAAAGGAAGATAAGGTTGAGGCAAAGGAGAAACTTAGTACATTCCAAAAATGGTCTAAGGGATTCAAGAATATGTTCCGTCTCAAGCAAAGAGAGGAATTAGCTGAGGATCCTAATGATAAACAAGAAGGTGATGAATTAGCACCAGAGGAAAGTGCAAAAGTTAAGGTAATGGGTAAAGCGATGGGCTGGTTGAAGTCTCTAGCTAATTTTTTAATGCCTATATTTAAGTTTTTCCTACTAAGGGCAATGCTTAAGTGGTCATCAGATCCAGAGAATGCTAAGAGATTAAATAAAGTTTTTAGACTAGTAGTAGCTATAGGTAAGTTTGCATGGAATATTGGTAAATTTGGTGTAGGTCTTATTGTATCTGGACTTAATAATGTATTTGGTGCATTTGAGAATGGTGATGGACCTATTAAGAAGGGATTTAGTTTCTTATTTGGTGCATTTAAACTATTTGCTGGTTTTAAGACTCTTCAATATCTATTGAATCCTCTTAAGATATTCACTGATGGTAAGAGATTACTTGGACTATTCAATAATGTTAATGATAAGGAAGTAGAGTTTAAAAAGAATGAGCAGTGGCGTAAGTTTGGATATAAGGATAAGGAAACAGGTAAGATCTATACGGAGCAAGAATATAAGGCACAGAAGAAATCAGTAGAGAGACAACAGAGGAAGTTAAGAGCACAGGGTAAGAATGCACAAGCAGATAAGGTTGGGAAGGGTTTTAATAATAGGATAAAGAATCCTACCAGATTACAGAAGGGTAAGAATATAGGTAAAGGTTTAATGAAACCTGGTGCACAGAAGGGTATTGCTGCTATTGGTGGTATAACTCGTATTGCATCAGGTATTGCAATGGGTGAGGATAAGACTACAGCAGTTGGTGCTGGTATTGGTCAGGCAGCAGGTGGTATGATAGGTGCTGCTGCTGGTACTGCATTATTGGGTCCAT